CAAGAAACCATTGGATATTTTTCTATTTCATCAAAAATTTTTTTTGGTATAGAAATCTTTTTATTTTTCTTTTTTATTTTTTTCATTTTAGGTCCCACGCGTATAATTAAAAATCACATTAGTATTTTTTAGGAATATGAAATCTACATTGCTATTTTTTAGGAATATGAAATCTACATTATAATTTTTTAGGAATATCATTTTTTAAAGTCCTTTGTTAAAATACTTACGATACCAACAGACATATTTAAATGTTTGTTGTGTATTTCATTAAATACTGTCATCCACCTACCCGTTTTGATCAGGTTCTTCTGGCGTAACGTCAATGATATCTTTGGCTTCTCCGATTTTACTTTCAAGTTCGGATAACCTTTTCTCAAGTTGTTCACGGCTCATCCCCTCCAATCCAACATGGGTTACTTCTTTTTTATCTACAAAAAATCCTGCCATCTGGCCACTTCGGTATTCTGCGTTAACAGCTACTGCGTATTGTTTTTTCTCTTCTGCTTTTTTAGAAAGCGTATCAAATCTTTTATATTTTTTTAGTTTATCACCCTCGTGCTTTTTTAATTCCTGGTTATATTTCATTTCCATATAACGCACCACGTGTGGATTTTTATTAGGATCCGTTAATCTGCTTGCTATCTCAGTTGGTCCTTCTTTTTTCTTAGATTTATAACCAGCTCGTTCGGCTGCTTCCGTCTTAGAAATCTGCCCCCAATTAGAAACATATATATCAACAAAAGCTTTTTGCTTTAATGTTAGTTCTGCAGTGGATTTTAAAACATTTCTTCTTTTTGTCATATCTTGACCAGTTATATCATACTATTAATTTCCCCTATACCCCCTCCTTACAAACTTTTTTCTTAAAATTTTTTTGCACAAATGACATCCTCTCTGAAAGTTACACTTTGTTTACTATTTTTTCTTAAAACTCTAAGAATTTTCTTAGTAAATTCTTAGTGAAAAATGCTCTAGAAGTGTTGATTTTACTTAGATTTTCTTAGTTTCTTAGAAATTTCTCCTTACAAACTTTTTTTTTATTTTTTTTTTCTAAGGGAGAGGTATAGGGTAAAACTAAGAATTTAAGAAAAAATGTTGCATAAATACAGCCCCGTGGATCGTGATCCGTTATTAGTTATTAAGAATACCTTTACCATGGTACAGTGCCCACGAACCACACTAGGACAGTATAGATGAATAGAACCCTCCATTAAGTTCCACTTATAGATATATAAACAATCAACCATAAGGAGTAAATTATGTATATCCATAGTCCCAAACAATCCCGTGAAATAGCTAATGAAGTATTAAACTTTTTTATACTATTATCGGAAACTGCTAAAAAAGAAGGTAAAAGAGCCCACCATTTAACGGCAGGCCACTTATCCATCATGTTAGCAATACCAGAGTCCTTTAAAGATGGGGCTCACTTAATAAGTTCATTTAGTGCTTATCGAGTATTTAGATCCTACAAAGATTTAAATTATTCTGGCACTTATGCAGCTTTTAAAAGTAATCTAAAAGAATTAGTACGATTAAACTTTCTTAAAAAGGATGGTTTTAAATATTCGTATAATATTCATTTAGAACATCAAAATATTGACAGTCCTTTAGAACTGCAGTAATAAGCAAAGTGCGTAGTGTCTATAAACAACATATACGCCTCTTTGGTAGTTGGCCTAAATCAAGTCTTTTTTTTGTTTTCAAACTTATTTAGGCCGACTTAATTCTTAAAAAATAATTTGACAATAATTGAAATTTAAACTAAGATTTGATTATGTCTTATATAACTATATATGACGTATGCTTCACTGTTCTGGAGGAGTTTCTACATATTTCCCTCTCCTCCAGGACTAAAAAATTAATACCGCCATGACAAGTCGTTTAAAAAGTTAGATACAAAAACGTTATCGGCATGCATAATTTGTCTTCTCTTATTTTCTAAATTTCTTCTCAACTCTCTTCTCTCTTCCATATCCTTACACACCTTAAGTCTTTGAAATATTTGATCATATTCCATCCACAGAAAGTGTCTTCTTTTAAATTTTATATCGCCATTCTTTAAAGCTTTGTAATACCGGTAACGAATATCTTCGGGTTCCCAACCTGCCCACCAACAAATTTGTTCAAAATCTTTTGACTTTGCAATCCAATCATGAGCATCGCATTTATTTAAACTAGATTTACGATCACCAGACATGATCCGAGTATCTTCAAACGCATTAAGAATAACGTGGCGCCAGAGTTTTTGTTCATTACAAATATGGTTTTCGGCAACCATATCGGCTGCAACTTTAATGCCCATAAGTTTTAATAAGTCTAGAGAGTAGATTACCATAGTGGCCTTTCGATTTTTTCCAGTTAAATCGAGAAGCGACCTCGTAATGTTCTTTGATATCATCGATTAATATCGTGATAGCTGCGCCTTGCAAATTTTCTTCTGCAATATGTTGTTTGATTTCTTGTAAGTCTTCGATCATGTCATCTTTGCTATAAGTATCGGCCATCATTTATCCTGGCTCCAGAATTTATAATGTTGCAGATTGATAACATTATCGTGGGTTTGAACTTGTTTTTTATCTTTTTTATTTTTTACAAATGAAGTATTAGGTAAATCTTTTTTATGGATGTCGTATATATCTTGGGCATCGTGAAGGAACCGTGGACCGAGTTCCGTGTAACCATAATTAACACCGTTAAGTAAAGCAAAGATGGTGGAGGTTAAATTCTTGTATTGACTAGGCGTAAATCTCCCTGCTGCAGTAACCAGCAATCGAGTTAAATCAGTGATACCATCCTTTTTGTTTGCCATGTATAAAGTCCCACGCTATTTTATATAATAATACTTGTTCTGCTTCTAAGTTCATACCGTTTGGTCCGTGAATCGTGGTTCCTGATGAATTACAAATAATACATTGTACAAAGGTTTCAGACAAAGTTTTAATATAACCAAGCCCTTTACAATCTTTACACATTGTATGTTTGTTCGATTTGTTATTCATATAAAATTTTTAAGTGCGTTGCAACTATATATTGTAAATAAAAAAGGGACTGGGATCAATGACCCAAGCCCCTTAAATTTTGTTGATGAGAGTAGATTAATTTAACTTATTAGTATTTTTTAAATGACATAGATCTAAAAAATCATCTGGATCCATATAACCATTTAATTTTTCTTCGTCTTCTTTTTTAATTCTTTTTAAATTATTAGGAAGTTTAACATTAAATAATTCATCTGCACCTGTCTGTAAGATTTGTCTCATAATATGGGGATGTTTCATCTTACGTTGTGCTTTAGTAATGATCTGTCTTACTCGTTCTCTAGATACAGAGAATATCTTAGCAATCTCTTCTAAGGTATGTTCATGGCCATCATCAAAACCAAACTTCATTTTAAGCATGGCAGCTTCTCTAGGTTTGAGCCCCATCTCAATCGCGTATCTTATTTTATTTTTAGCCTGTTGTTCGATAAGCTTTTGCTCTTGGTTTTTAGTTGGATTTACAATTTGTCTAAGTTCATTCTCTTTAACTTTAATTTCAAAAGATCGTTTATTGAATCCTTGTAATTGTCTTTCGGTAAAACAATCTTCTAAAGTTGCATCTAAAACTTTTAATAACTTATCACATATAGAATGCATCTTACCTTTATCGGTAAAAGGTTTTACTTTACCTGCTATCAGCTCACCAAGTTGTTGGTAAGCAAGGCCATAAGTGTCTGCAAAACTTTTAACACTCACAAAGCCTTTATCTTCTATTAACTTTAATATTCGTTCATTTCTAATTGTTATCTTTACTCTATAGTCACTCATCATTGCCTCTTGGTTGGTTAGTTATTTTATTCATGATCAAACTGTAATTTGGCCAGATAGATTGTCAAATAAAATTTTATATAAGAAAGTATAGGAGAGTCGCGCATAAAATTAAAATAATAAGCTTATCGTTATCGTTGTAGGGTTGTCTCATAATGGTTTAAATCCTGGAAGTTCTTCCTCATAATAATCCTCTTCAAAATTTATTTTAGAAAGTTTTTTTATTGCAGATAATTCGTTGTAAGCTTTAATCTTTTCATCTGCACAAAATTTTTGTCTTGCCTCGCAATGATCTTTTAAACTTAACAGAATTGCTTCTGGATCATCTTTAATATAAGGATTATTAGTCATTTGAATAATCTCAGTACAAAAAGTTATCATAGCTTTATTAGCTGCAATATGTTTATTTAATTTTGCATATTGTACTTTAAAATGTTCTTTCCTAGTTTTATCGTAATTAAATTCATGCGTTCTAAATTTTCTGTATGCCATAATTTACTCCCAATCGCTTTCTATTTCAAAATTCATTTGATAATCAAACTTTACTTCTTTTAAATAAGGCTTAATCATATTCCAATATTCTTTAGTTGGATAAGCAAAGCAATGATCGGATCTTAACCAATGATCAATAGTAGTCTTCTTAATAATATCGGCTGCTATCAGTTCTTTCTTATTTAAATTTTTTTTTAAATAATTTAAAAAAATATCTTTTGGAGGTAAGTGTGGTCTAGTCTTAAATTTTTCATCATAAAGCTCTATAAGCTCTGGGTTTTGTTTAAGATGTTCCATAGCTACATCCATGGATAATGTTTTCTGTACGGACTCTTTTGATTTGGATCTGTTAGTTTTACCTTTAAGAAACTTAGCTGCATACTTAAAGCTGTTGTCTCCTTTATCCATTGCAGTCGGAGTCCGATAGAACTTTTTTGATTGCAAGTCCGAAGATTCTTGCGATTTGTGGGACGATGGCGTTGCCGAGACTTTTGATTCTGTTGGCTCTATGTTTGTCCATGACTCTGGAAATCCCATGAGGAACTCCACAAAGGTCGGATTCAATTTGCCACCAGGTTCTATTGGTTGACTGACCTTGTTCACTACATCGTTCAGTTTGGCTCCGAACTTTGTTCCAGTGCCAACCCTCGTTACACTCCAACCTGATGAATTCTTTGTTACTGTCTCCGGTGGTGCTACTACATCCATCTGACAACTTGCCGATGGTGTTGGCCACATTATCTTCTCCTCCTCTTCTTTCTGAACTGCTTGTCTCAGTGCAAAGTGAAGACTTATCCCTTGTTCCTTTTTCTTCTCTGCTCTCACTTTCCAATTTTGATAATCCTCTCCAGGATTGGTTTTGTAATCGTATGTGTTTGGTGTTGGATACATCTTCATTGTCTCTGGATCCACTTGTTCTCTCAGATTCGATGGTTTGGTTCTGCCCTTCCTGTGTCCTTCCATTAACTTCTTGGTTCCCTCTGGACTTCTTGGAGGCAAGTGATCCATTGTGTTTGGAGTGGCCCACAATCCAGACTCGGTTCCTTTGGTGCCAAGCACCGATGCCTGAAGCTGGAATAAGGAAACATTGGACTTCGAAACCTTCACCTTCCAAGTCATCTTGCACCTGTCTGAGTACCATGCCGTTTTGGAGGTTAATAAGGCCTTGCACATTTTCCCCAATAACGAACTCTGGTTTAACTTCTTTAATGAGTCTAAACATTTCTGGCCAGAGATATCGGTTGTCATCTCTTCCTTTTTGTTTACCGGCAACGCTGAACGGCTGGCAGGGAAAACCTCCGACCACGATGTCTGCCTCTCCTTCTTGTCCTTTGACATTTTTTATATCTCCTTCTATTGGTATGTTTGGAAAGTTTTTTGCTAAAACTTTTTGGCAAAAAGAATCAAACTCTACAAACTTTGTTGTTTCAAATATTCCAGTTGAATGTAACCCCAAACTAAATCCACCTATGCCACTAAATAGATCTAGGACTTTTAATTTTCTCATTCACTACTCTATTGGTTGAATCTCGTTTTCTATTAGGCCACCTTAAATCTAATTCAGTTACTTGTTCTCCATTGGTCCCATGACAGATTTTAATCAGATGGCCTTGTGCAGTATCATTAATCCAATACTTTTGATAATTATCAATAATTATAGTTTTAGTTTTCAATATATTCTTTCTTTGTTGCATCTCGCATTTTTAAAAATTTAAACTTAGCTATCTTAAGCATTCTTTCAAATAAACTTTCTGCTTTAAAAGTCTTTACTATGTTTCTTACTTGACCATTAACAGTAAATGTTAATGTATTAGTTTCATGATCTAGTTCTATAGTAAAGAACTCTTTGGCTTTAATACGAGTATCAACTCTTTTTAGATCTACTTCTGTCATCATTTGCAGCTCCGTTTAATAATTTTTTTCTAAAATTTTCTACCGAAGTTTTATTTTTCTTGGCTTCATACTCAATGTGATTATGAATTAGTTTAGATATCATAGCTCCAGGAGCTCTATATTTATTTTCACATATTTTTTTTAATAATAAATAATCTTCTTTTTTAATAGCTACTGATTTCCATTTATTGATGTCCATCGTTTTTCTCCATGTTAGGGTTTAATGCAATCACATAATCTTTATCTTTTGGGATCCATCGTAATTTATCTGAAAAAGTTACTATTGTTCTAATTAACTCACAATTTCTTTCAGTGGTTTTTTGTAACTTATTTAAGTTTTCTTCTAATGCATTTACTTTAGAAATAAGCAAACTAAAAGTATTCTCTAATTTAATAAGTGCATTATCGAATTGATCTCCTTCAGGTTTTTGCCCTAAAGGTAAAACATCTGATTTACTTTTTGGTTCAAGTATTATTGCCATATATATCCTCTTTTGTTGGTTGATTTTTTCTTTCCTCTAATTCATCAAAGACTAGAATAGTAGCTATTGTTTTATCTATTGGATAATGTCTTCTACCAATTTTATCTACAAAATTAATATTAGCTATTCCATCTATATAAGTATCAAACTGCATAGAGTCTTCAATTGGAGCACCATCAAAATCGTGAGACGGGATAGCTGCTAATTGTTCATCTAGATCAGATATGATATCCTTGAATATTAGGCTTTTACTTTTTTGTTTCATGGTATCTTACATATATGGGATAAAAATAAATGTCAAATGATATTATGAAATTTATTTTGATTTATACAGTCTGTTCTTTTTTATCTGGAGATTGTCTTCCAGAAGCAACCTCTATTAAAACTTTTGATAATTGGCACCAGTGTACTCAAGCAGGATTAGAAGCCATAAAACAAAGTATTGCATTATTCCCTGAAGATTATATAAATGAACACCATCTTGGTGGACGTTATATTTGCCAAGAAATAAATACAACTTAGAATGATTCTAAAGTTCATACTATTAGGTTCAATTTGTGTATCTACACCAGAAAGTGGCATAAAGTGTGGACAATATATAAAAAATAACCTTTTAAACGCTTCAGAATGTGGTTTTAAAGCCAAACACATAGGAATGACCATGAAGGACAAAATGTTAAAATCAGGGGGCTCTATAGTCGAATACAAGGTACATTGTATAGCAGTTGACAAAAAAGGGTACAATGTTGACCACTCCTTTAAAATATCTTATAATATCTTATGAGAGCTTATCGTATCAGAGCTTCTATGGGAGGACACAGTATAGACCAAGTAGTTGAAGCTGAAACCCATACCGATGCAATACTAAAGCTTTCAGAACAAGTGGACCAAGGTAACGTTGAAATTATCAATGATGGTTTCACGGGAAACAAAAGGGTTCACATAACTTATGAGGAACTGTAATGAGTCCTGAAAAAATAAAGTTGTTGAAAGAACTTCAAGAACTTGAAAATAAATGGTCATCTGAGTTAATGACACATGGTGGTGTTCATACTGGGATGATACAAATAGAATCTGATATTAGATCAAAAAGAAATGCGATCAAATATCAAGATGTACAAGAAAACTTACAAGCAGCTTCTTAAGTTTTACTTGTCTTTATAAAAGGAAACTTTTCCCCTAGGGCTTCTGTCGGCTTTTTAAATTCGTAGTGATTTATTATCTTTAATAATCTTTCTCTTTTAGTAACTGCATAAGGTAAAAATAATTTTGCTAAATGTAATGCTTTTTGATGAGAGCATCTCCATCTCCATTGTGGTATTTTTGCTAAGGATCCTTTACCGATACCTTTAAAATAAATATTACCTACCTTAACAATATCATAAAAATTTTTAATACAATCTAAATCAGACATAGCTACTTCCATAGCTACATTCCATTTCATATAAACTTTGCCATTAGGTTTTGTACATTTGTATTGAGCATAATTAATATTACCCTCACCATCAAATAGTCCTGCTGCATAAGCAATCAAATCTCTATTATCGTGTTCAATGTTTCTATTATTTAACATCTCCCCAACTTTCTCCTAAAGCCCAATCCACTACTGAAGGAACTTTAAACTCAATAGTATTCTGCATTATCTTTACTATTTCTTTTGCATGGTCTTCATCTTTAATATTAAAACATAATTCATCATGTATCTGTAACATAGGTAAATGTCCTGCATTATAACAATCTAGCATGGCTTGTTTTGTTTGATCAGCTGAGGATCCCTGGATTAATCTATTCAAAGCCTTATAAGTATACGCTCGTTTAATATTATCTTTACCATATTTAGCTACGGCATCTTCATATTTTTCTGCTACATGTAAACCAAAGTCTTTGGTTTCCCACATATCAAATCTACACTTTCTACCTTTTTTAGTTCTGATAACTCCTTTTTCATCTGCAGCATGCTTACATCTATCTGATAATTGTTTAACAAAAGGTACTTTCTTATTGTATTTTAAAATAAGTTCATCTGCTTCATCCTTAGTTACCCCTAAAGATAAGGCTAGTTTACCTTTACCCATACCATACATTAAACCTAGTCCAATAGTTTTTGCTTGAGTTCTCTCAATACCTACTAGGTCTGCAACTGTTTGATGAAAGTCTGCGCTAGAATTTTTATAAGCTTCCATTAATTCTTGGGATCCCTCATAACCATTGTCTCCAATAGATGCTGCATAGTGAACCGTCATTCGTGGTTCTTGTTGCGAGTAGTCAAAACTACCCCACTTGTAGCCCTCTTCTGGAATAAACAATCCTCTAATCTTAGGACCAAAGTCTTTGTTTCTAGCAGGAATTTGTTGAAGATTAGGATTAGACATACTTAGCCTACCGGATACAGTGCCTCCATTATCTCCCCTTAACTGATTGATCTCGCCATGAATTCTACCGTTGACCTGGTACCTCATGATGGAAGTTAAAAAGGTTCCATGAAATTTATTTATCTCACGGGCTTGCACAATTAATTTTGCTAGAGTATGTTTGTTGTTAATCAACCAATTTTGTGTAAACGATGGCTCATTTGTTTTTTCAGTTCGCGGGTAGTCTAACTTCTTTTTGTCAAAAGCTTTGGCAATCTGGCGGGGTGCCCAGATATCTATTTCTAATCCTGTTTCTTTCTTTATGGCCTGTAACAATTCTTTTTCTTGGAGCATCATTTCTTTTCTTAGTGCTTCAGCTTTTTCCACTTGCACTCTTACACCTCGTTGACGCATTTTTATTAATACAGGAATTAAATTTTGCTCAAGTTCCCACACTGTAGTTAAACTCTGTGTTGCTATTTCTTGTTTAAATCTTTGCCACAACTTTAAAGTTAACTCTGCATCTTGCTCTGCATAATAACCTACATGCTCTGCAGGTAACTTCCACATCTCTGCTTTAGGATCTATACCATGAGCTGCTGCAGCTTCTCTCAATTCTGTTTCTGCTTTTATTTCTCCAAGATAATCTACAGACAATGCATTTAAAGAATATGAAAATCTATTCTCATCTATAAGTGCAGCTGCAATCATAGTATCTATAATCTCTCCGTTTACTTTAATACCGGATGCTTCTAACCAACCTACATCATATTGTGAGTTGTGAAATATTTTAGGACAAGGTAAAGCACATACATCTTTCATATATTTTTTAACTTGCTCTGGTATCATATTACCACCACCTAAATGACCAAAAGGAAAATAACCTTTCCAACCTTCAACGGCTACTGCAAATCCTACAATCTCTCCTTTACATAAAGCCCAACCAGCACCAAGTTTATTATTAATACCATCATCTCTTGTCTCTAAGTCGATAGCTATTTCTTTTGCATTAGATAAATCTTTATACTCACTAGGAGTATTCCATAATGCTTTTTTAAATGTCAGTGTAAGTTGTAGTCCGTTCATCGTTAGCCTTTATATTATATTTGTTACAGTAGCATTCCCCACAATAGTATTTTTTATCTTCAATAATAACTGCATCTTTATCACATTGCTCACATTTATTTTTTTGTTTTGACATCTTTCAAATGTTTTATTTCTAAATCACAGTAATGTTTTATTTTTTCTAAATCCTCAAACGGTTTACCTTTAGATAAATATCTACAAACATATTTAATTACATTTGCTTGTAATGGATTT